TTTTCTTGCATAACGTAATACTGTATTACGTTGTCTAATTGGTTATGGTTAGCGCATTGGGTATGGTTAGCGTGTTGGTTATGGTTAGCGTGTTGGTTATGGTTATCTAATTGGCTATGGTTGTCTAATTGGTTATGGTTAGCGCATTGGTTATGGTTAGCGTATTGGCTATGGTTAGCGTATTGGTTATGGTTGCCCGCGTGACTATGGTTGCCCGCGTGACTATGGTTGCCCGCGTGACTATGGTTACCATTTTGACCAGCGCCGCGCTTGGCCGGTTCTCGCTCCCCACCGCCCCCCGACCCCCCTTAGTTGGCGCGATGTGCTCGGGTCTATAGGAAGTGTATTTCACTCAAACAATCCCAAATTTCCTAAGCTTCCCTTACCCTACACTGTCAACCCCACCCCCCTTGTCCTAGAAACACCCCCCATGCTTTAATAAAGTACCGTCCAATATAATTATTTGTTATATAATTTTGGCAAACAGACCTCTAGGTACTGCATATGATTGTTGATCTTGAACCCGAACTCCTGCACACGCCAGTGGGTGAAGGGGTAAATAAATACGAAGACGTATATCGTGCGGCCACGGCTATGTTCGAGTCCGCTAACTATATAGAAAACTTCGGCCCGTTGCCCACACCAACAGAAGGCGATAGAGTCGCCGCGCAAGATGCGTTTATCAATGGCATGGGTAACCCCAAACAACCCAAGATCCGCAACAGTGCGGCGGCAACCCACTTAAAGGCGTTGCTAAACGAGTACGACATAGAGGTCGTGCAAAGTGCCGCGCAGATACGCTCATTTGTGACAAATGGTTTGCTGGAAGAAGCCGCCCCCGGCTCCAAGAACCGCATCCGTGCCCTAGAGTTGTTGGGCAAGATTAGTGATGTTGGGCTGTTTACCGAACGCACAGAGGTTACGGTAAGGCAAAAACCCACCAACGAGATCGAGGCCCAACTGCGGTCCAAGCTAGAGACCCTGTTTCAAAATAGCGCAACCAAGGTACACGCTCAAGAACTTGAAATTCGGGAGGTGGACATGAACTCTGTCATGCGAGCCACCCAGAGTGCGTTGGGTTTGAGTGATGTTGAACCTAAACCCTGAAGATTTGGATGCGTTACAGCAACAGATTATGTCGCTTCCCGAAAGCGAACGGGATGTTATTCTTGAATCACTTGATGAATTGGCACGGCGTAAGTACGTCCGCCGATGCCAAGCGGACTTTTTGCGGTTTTGTTTACACATGATGCCTGACTACAAGGTTGGGGCACATCACCGGCAGTTGTCTGACTTGTTGATGTCAATGGAAAAAGGTGAACAAGATCGCATTGCCGTGTCCATACCACCCCGGCATGGTAAATCTCAGCTTGTATCTATCTTTTTTCCGGCGTGGTATCTAGGTAAAAACCCCAATAAACAGGTGCTGTTGGTGTCCCACACGGGTGAACTTGCCGTGGACTTTGGTCGTAAGATCCGAAACTTGGTCGATAGCGATGCTTATCGGGAGATATTCCCGGATGTTGGTCTGTCGGCGGACTCAAAAAGCGCTGGCCGCTGGAACACTAGCAAAGGCGGGACGTTTTATGCCTGTGGTGTGGGGTCGGCACTAGCGGGTCGAGGGGCAGACTTCCTAATTGTGGATGACCCGTTCTCAGAGCAAGACATCTTGAATGGTAACTACGAGGTGTTCGAAAAAGCTTACGAGTGGTTCACCTACGGGGCGCGAACGCGCTTGATGCCTAAGGGCCGTGTGGCAATTGTGCATACAAGATGGGCACCCGAGGACCTGATTGGCCGCTTGGCCAAGGACATGGACAAGATTGAGAACTCTGATCAGTACCACTTCTTTGAGTTTCCCGCGATCTTTAACGAGAACAGCGACAACGAGAAGGCTCTGTGGCCGGAGTTTTTTGATCTTGAGGCATTGCACCGCACAAAAGCGTCAATGCCGGTGTTCCAGTGGAACGCCCAGTACCAGCAGACCCCCACCTCCGAGGAAGGTGCGTTAATTAAACGTGATTGGTGGCGGATATGGCCCCACGAAGAACCCCCCGACTGCGAGTACATCATCATGGCGCTTGATGCCGCCGCTGAGACAAAGAACCGCTCGGACTATACAGCCATCCTGACACTGGGGGTCTTTCGAGACCCGGTGCATACAAACAATGCCGCGCATTTAATACTACTTAATGCCGTGAACAGGCGTGTGGAGTTCCACCAGCTCAAAGAGTTGGCGATGGACGAGTACATGCAGTGGCGACCCGATGCGTTTATTGTCGAGAAAAAGTCCTCAGGCACCCCGCTATTCCAAGAACTGCGTAGGCAGGGTATACCTGTGTCCGAGTTCACCCCACATCGGGGCACGGGCGACAAGATCGCAAGGATAAACGCTGTATCTGACATCGTGCAGTCAGGCATGGTGTGGAAGCCCGTGGGGTTAAAGTGGGCTGAAGAGGTCGTTGAGCAGGTGGCGGCGTTTCCGTCAGGGGCGCATGATGATTTGGTGGATTGCCTGTCTATGGCATTGGCTAGATTTAGAAATGGCGGCTTCATTCGACTGCCAACCGATGAAGAAGTCGAGGACGATTACGAATCCCGTAGAGCCGCATATTATTAGGAAAAAACATGTCTATTGAAAAAGGTTTATATGAAGCCCCGCTTGGTCAACAGCAAGTTGAGGTAATTCCTGAGGTTGTAGAAGTAGAGCTTATTGGCGAAGAACCGGAGATTGAGGTTTTTGAAGACGGCTCCATTGAGATTACAGTCGGTGATGAGCCTGACGAAGAAGATGACTTCTATGCCAACCTAGTCGATAAGCTAGACGAAGGTGTGCTGACCGAGCTTGCCGATGAGTTGATCACCTCCTACGAAAATGACCTGTCCTCACGCAAAGACTGGGAAGAGACTTACACCGAAGGCATCAAGCTACTGGGGCTGAAGTACGAAGAGCGCAGTGAGCCTTGGGAAGGTGCGTGTGGTGTCCACCACCCCATGATTGCAGAAGCGGCGGTGCGGTTTCAGGCCGAAGCCATTATGGAGACATTTCCTGCCTCAGGTCCTGTTAAGACAACCATTGTTGGTGAAACGACAACAGAAAAACGCCAAGCCGCAGATAGACTCAAGGCTGATCTGAACTACCAGTTAACCGAAATCATGACCGAGTTTAGGGCCGAGCACGAGAAGATGCTTTGGAGCTTGCCCATTGCCGGTAGTGCGTTCAAGAAGGTTTACTACGATGTCACACTGGGCCGACAGATTTCGCTGTTTGTACCGGCTGAAGACGTGGTTTTGCCCTATGGCGTGTCTGATATAACCCTGTCCGAGCGGGTAACTCACCGCATGCGTAAGACCCCAACCGAGCTAAAGATACTCCAAGACGCTGGGTTTTATGCTGATATTGACGTAGAAGATGCGCCGTCCATGATTTCTGATCCCATTCAGAAAGCCAAAGACGAGGAAACAGGGTTTAGCGCCACATATGACGAACGCCACGTTTTGCTTGAGATTATGGTCAAGCGTGACTTGCCCGGATTTGAAGACAAAGACGAAGATGGAAACCCTACCGGCATACCACTACCTTATGTTGTGACCATCCTATACAACACGGGAGATGTGTTGTCGGTGCGGCGCAATTACAACGAGTATCCAGAGCCAACCGAGGGAAATCCCGTCCCTCAATCGCGCTACAAGCAGGCCAACCAGCACTTTGTTCACTACCAATACGTCCCCGGCTTTGGCTCTTATGGCTTTGGTCTGGTGCATTTGGTGGGCAATTCTGCCAAGTCTGCCACTTCCATTACCCGACAGCTAGTTGATGCTGGAACGCTGTCTAATTTGCCCGGCGGCATGAAGACAAAGGGCCTGAGAATCAAAGGCGATGACACGCCGATTTCACCGGGTGAGTTCCGTGACGTGGATGTGCTTTCTGGTGCGTTGCGTGACAACATCATGCCACTGCCGTACAAAGAGCCAAGCCAGACGTTGCTCACCTTGTTAGGCATCATTAGTGAGGACGCAAGGCGTTTTGCCGCAAGCCCTGACATGAAAGTGTCTGACATGTCGGCTCAGGCCCCTGTCGGGACAACACTGGCGCTTATCGAGCGTAACCTGAAGGTGATGTCTGCTGTACAGGCACGACTGCACAACTCAATGAAGCAAGAGCTAAAGCTTCTGGTGCAGATTATTCGTGATGACACCTCCGACAGCTATGACTACCGTCCGGAGCATGCGCCACCGAGAGCGCGTAAAGAGGACTACAGCTACGTCTCAATTAGCCCCGTGAGTGACCCCAATGCCAGCACATTGGCGCAACGGGTTGTTCAGTATCAGGCTGTGATTCAGTTGGCTCAGATGGCCCCTGACATTTACAACCTGCCAAAGCTTCACCGTCAGATGTTGGATATTTTGAACATTCAAGACGCTGATGAGTTAGTGCCTCTAGATGAGGACCAAAAACCCCGTGATCCTGTATCTGAAAACGTGGACATCATCACGGGTACACCTGTCAAAGCGTTTGAGTTCCAAGACCACGCCGCTCACATTCAGGTGCATACCTCTGCGATGCAAGATCCAGAGCTTATGAAACTTCTGGGTCAAAACCCCAGAGCGCAAGAAATGATGGGAGCGCTTCAAGCCCACATCGCCGAGCATGCGGCGTTCCAGTACCGACAGCAGATCGAGCGACAAATGGGCATGCCACTACCACCGCTTAACCAAGAGTTGCCGGTGGAGCTTGAGAGAGAAATCGCTATGCGTAGCGCACAGGCATCACAACCTGTATTGCAAGCCAACCAAGCTAAGGCCCAGCAAGAGAAAAATCAGCAGATGCAACAAGACCCGCTTATCCAAATGCAACAGCAAGAGCTTCAAATCAAAGTCCGCGACATGGAGCTTAAAGAGAAGAAGCTGGTGGCTGACACAGCAGAAGCCGCTGACAAGATGGCGTTGGAACGCCAAAAGCTTGAAGCAGAGCTTGAGAAAGCTGGCATGGAGTACGGGGTCAAGAGTGCCAATGACCGAGCCAAGCTGGAGTTACAGAAGCAGTTAGAGATGTTGAAGTTGGGCCTTAAGGCCGAGGAACAGTCTGAGAAGATGCAGGCTGAGGGCATGCGAATCGGAGCCGAAATTGGTCGGACCCGCGAACAGGAGATAGCAAATGGACGATCTGGGAATAATCCAATCCAAAATCCGGCAAAGGATGAATGATATAGCCGATGAGTTGGCTAACGGCGCGTGTGAATCATACGAGTCGTACCAACATTTATGCGGTGTTATCAAGGGATTGGCTTACGCAGAGCGCGAGATTTTAGATATTTATCAGGCACAACAAGTGTCTGATGAGTAACCGCCGCATCACGGTTTGATGTGCTTTAAAAGGAGTAGTAAATGTCCATCCTTATTGGAACTAACCCCGACAACCCCGAAGTTGTTGGATCAGTCGAAACGGAAAGTAAAGCCAGCCAGCTACCTAGCCCATCTGGTTATCACATTCTGTGCGCCATTCCTGAGATAGAGAAGACGTATGAAAGTGGTTTGATTAAAGCCGATGAGACGATTCTTCACGAAGAGGTTTTGACCACAGTTTTATATGTCATTAGGCTTGGCCCAGACTGTTACGCAGACAAAGCGCGTTTTCCTTCAGGACCTTGGTGCAAGGAGGGAGACTTTGTTTTGATTCGACCCAATAGTGGTTCCCGACTGGTTATTCACGGAAAAGAATTTCGGCTTATTAATGACGACACGGTTGAAGCCGTAGTCGAGGACCCTCGCGGTATTAAGCGTTTATAAGGAGTAGGACATGTCTGAATTTAAATTCCCCGATGAAAGGGGAAAAGAACAAAACGAGCAAGAAATCGAATTCGAGCTTGAAACTGATGAGGCTGAAACAGAGCCAGATGTAGAGCTTGAAAAAGACAACGAGCCTGAAGATAGCGGTGATGTTGAAGATGATATTGAGATCGTTGACGACACGCCTGAAGAGGACCGCAATCGAAAACCACTAGACAAAAACATTGAGGACCCCACAGAGGAAGAACTTAATGATTACAGTTCTAAGGTTCAAAAGCGCATTAAAGAACTGACTCGCGCCCGTCACGATGACCGCCGCCGTGCTGATGAATTGGCACGAAAGCAGGTTGAATTAGAACGTGTGGCCAAAATGATGGCCGAAGAAAATAACCGTCTGAAGAATTACGTCAGTGTCGGTGAAAATGCGTTCATTGATAAATCAAAGTCTCTGGCGCAAATTAGTCTGGATCAGGCCAAAGCCAAGCTGAAAAACGCTTTAGAGGCTGGCGACACAGAGGCCACGGTTCAAGCGCAAGAGGACCTTTATAAAGCGCAATATGAACTACAGAAGGCAAACAGTTATAAACCCTCTGCTCCCCCGCAACCACAACAAAATATCCCACAACAAACTCAAGCCGCGCCTCAATCTCCCGCAATTGATAATAAAGTTGTAGGCTGGGCGCAACGAAATACTTGGTTTGAAGGTAACGGAGAAAAAGAAAGGGAAATGACCGATTATGCTTATGCTGTGCATAATAGACTTGTGCGGGATTACGGAGAGGAATATACTCGCACTGATGAATACTTTAATAACATCGACCAAGCCATGAGAAACAAATACCCCGAAGAGTTCGGTATTGAACCGAAACAATCTACGGAAAAAGCTTCTTCAAAGGCTAGTCGCAAATCCGTTGTGGCCCCGTCCCAACGCGCTACGGGAGCCAAAAAGCTCCGTTTGACCAAAAACCAACAGGCTATTTGTAAGCAGTATGGTATTCCATATGAAAAATATGCCCGTGAGGTTTTAAAACTGGAGCAAGATAATGGCTGAAAATAGACTTCCCCGTGAGCAACAATCGCGTCAAAATGAAAAACGCGCTCAACAGTGGACACCCCCTGATTTATTACCCGAACCAAAACGTGAGGAAGGGTATTACTACCGTTGGGTACGTGCTTCTATTATGAATTCCGCAGACCCACGCAATCTTTCAAGTAAGATGCGCGAAGGCTGGGAGCCGGTTAAGGCTCAAGAACAGCCTCACATGCAGTTTTTTCTCGACCCCGAGTCCCGTTTTAAAGATAACGTGGAAGTCGGTGGTTTGCTATTGTGCAAAGCTCCTAAAGAGCTTATTGACCAGCGCACAGATCATTATCGTGGTCAGGCTCAGCAACAGGAAAAGTCTGTTGACAATAGCTATATGAGCCAAAGCGATCCAAGAATGCCACTGTATAAAGACAGTTCTTCTAAGGTTCGTTTTGGTAGAGGATCTTAATTTAATTTGGAGTTAACAATGTCTTATCCCAAAGTTAACGCTCCGTATGGTTTTCAACCTATTAATCGCTTAGATGGCATGCCTTATGCTGGTGCAACTCGTTTTTTTAAGATTGCATCTGGTTATGGTACTGACCTCCTTAATGGCGATTTGGTAGAAATTACCGCTGACGGAACGATTGGTAAGTTTGCAGGCACCGATTCCGGTAATCCTGTTGGTGTATTTATGGGTTGTGAGTTTGTCAGCCCTGTTCTGAAAACCCCGGTATGGTCAGAAAATTGGCCAGCCAACACGGTTGATGATAATGCTATGGCGTATGTGGTCGATGACCCAAATGCTGTTTTTAAAGTTGCCGTAACAGACGCCAGTAGCGACATGGCATATATGCAACGAAAAGCTATTGGCTCTAACGTTGCGGTTGTTCAAGGCGCAGGATCAAACATCACGGGTGATTCTGGTATGTCCGTTTTGGCAGGATCTGAGGCAACAACTGCCACACTGCCGATGCGTGTTATTGATATTGTCCCCGCAACAGGTTTTGGCTTAAACGGTGATACCGTTTACCCCGAGCTGGTTGTCAAGATCAATACGCACCAGTACAACAACCCAACTGGCGTATAAGGAGCTAACAAATGGCTATTTCCCGCGCACAACTAAAGAAGGAACTCCTGCCGGGGCTTAACGCTCTGTTTGGTTTGGAGTACGACACCTACGGTGAAGAGCATAAAGAAATTTATGAGACCGAAGCTTCAGACAAAGCGTTTGAAGAAGAGACCAAGCTCTCAGGTTTCTCTGCCGCACCAGTCAAAAACGAAGGCTCAGCGCTGACGTATGACAACGCACAAGAGGCATACACGGCTCGTTATACACACGAGACGATTGCGCTTGGTTTCTCGATCACGGAAGAAGCAATTGAGGACAACCTCTACGGCTCCCTTTCAGGTCGTTACACCAAGGCTTTGGCCCGTGCAATGGCATACACCAAGCAGATTAAAGCCGCCGCTGTTTTGAACAACGGTTTTGATCCTAGCGTCCCAATTGGTGATGGCGTGTCTTTGTTCTCAACTCAGCACCCGCTGGTTGATGGTGGCGTAAACAGCAACATGCCCGCAGTGGCTACTGACTTGAATGAGACTTCCCTAGAGAATGCTGTCATTCAAATCGCTCAGTGGACTGACGAGCGTGGTCTGCTGATCGCCGCTAAGCCTGTGAAGCTGATCATTCCACCTCAGTTGCAATTCGTTGCAACCCGCCTGATGGAAACCAAACTGCGTGTCGGCACGACCGATAACGATGTAAACGCATTGGTCTCGACCAACGCTATTCGTGACGGTTTTGTGGTCAACAATTTCTTGACCGACCCGAATGCGTTCTTCCTCAAGACGGACGTCCCCAATGGACTGAAGCACTTCACCCGCGCACCTCTCAAAACCTCTATGGAAGATGATTTTGCCACTGGCAATACTCTCTATAAGGCGAGGGAGCGTTATTCGTTTGGAGTTTCTGATCCGTTAGGTATCTGGGGTTGCCCCGGTAGCGCCTAATAAAATCAAGCACTTACGCTAGATTTGACCCCGCTTCGGCGGGGTTTTTATTTGTTTGACTACAAGTCTTGTACACGCCCGTGTACATTACGGTTTCATTAGCTTTATACACTTAATCATGTATTGCGTTAATGTTAAATACGTTGTATAAAGAAACTACTGGGAAAACCCAGTCCTATAGACCGACCCAGCGGACGATGCAGAGACTATAGGACGATGTACTGCATTACGAGGATATTATGGCTTATTCAAGCGTATCGGGACCGTGGACTTCTAAGAACGGTTTCGTCAATCAAACTTCCACTGCCGCCGACTTGGGCGATGCTTCAAACACAATCAACCTTCAATGGAAAACTGCTGGAAAGCAAGTTGTTGATTTGTCCACTGGCATGATCTATACGGCAACAGGCTCCAAGCCCACCGATAGCTGGGTTTCTTCTGACGGGCTTAGTGAAAACGCCGTCACTCCTGCATAAGGAGACATCATGCAAACAGATGTTATTGCCGTTGAAGTAAAGGCCTCTGGCGTGGTCAGTGGTGATCCCGCTCGTTTAAAGGCCCTGCACGTGACTTACAAGTCAGGATCAACCGTAAAGTTAAGAGATGGTGGCGCTTCGGGAAAAGTTCGTTTTTCATTCACAGCACCCGAAACCACAGGAACCACTAACATTTCCGTACCCGCTCAAGGCGTTCGCTTCTACAAAGATATTTATGCTGAAGTAACAGACGCAAGTGCAACGGTGTTTTATGGCTAAGTCCCTGTCGGTCAAAAGAGGCGAGAAGCTTCCTGTGTCTAAAGGTGCAGGACTAACCGCTAAAGGTCGATCCGCCTACAACCGATCTACAGGGTCTAATCTCAAGGCTCCGGCCCCGCATCCAAAGACCAAGAAAGATGCCGCAAGGCGTAAGTCATTTTGCGCCCGTATGGGCTCAAATCCGGGTCCGATGAAAGACGCAAAAGGCCGACCCACACGAAAAGCCGCCAGCCTAAAAAGGTGGAACTGCAAATGATGAAAAAAGTTTCTTATAAGCGCGGCGCTGATGGTGTCGCATCCCGTGGAAAAACCAAACCAGAGGAGCCTGTCATGGCAACACGCAAGACCGCAAGCAAATCAACATCAACTCGCAAAGGCTCAACGCCCGCCAAATCTGTGGCTGAGTTTAAGAAAGCCGCTCGTCAAGAAAAGCGAGCCGCTAAAGACATGAGCCGCGCTAGTTATGACGAAAAGAAAGGGCGTTCAGGCAAGGCCGCTGAAAACAAGCGTTACGCTAAAGAGCAAGAGCGCCGCGCCGGTCACAACATTGCCAAGGCATTGCATCGTGCAACCAAACCTGTACGGAAAAAATCATGAACAAATTAGAACGCAAAGGCGTAAAAGAAATCGCACTGGCCGCACGTCAGGCAGGCCGTGCTCGCAAGGACATGATGGGCGCAGAGCGTGAAGCAGGACGCTCCGTTCGTGACCAAATGCAGGCAATGAGCAAGGCATCGGTTGCTGGAAGGCAGGTGGGGCGCGCAAACACAAACATGCGTAAAGGCGTTGCAGATGAAATGCGTGGCGCGGGCATGGCTAAAGGCGGCTCTGTAAACAAAGCCCCAAAACCTTTGAGTGACAAACAGCTTGACAAGATTTCACCTGAGGCTCGTAAGAAAATGGAGCAAAAGAAAAGGGATATCGAACAGGAGCGCAGGCAAAAAAATATGGAGAAAAGTATCGGGGGCAAAAAGATGGCTAAAGGTGGATATGTCCGCAAAGCCGATGGCTGTGCAACCAAAGGCCGAACCAAAGGGCGTATGGTCTAATGGCTAAGAAGTGGATTAGTAAGGCGATCAAGAAGCCCGGAGCTTTGCATAAAGATTTGGGTGTCCCTGCTGGCAAGAAGATCCCTGCCAAAAAGCTGAATGCCGCCGCCAAAAAGCCCGGTAAAGTAGGTCAGCGGGCTAGGCTTGCTAAGACATTAAAGGGTATGCGGAAATGATGCCTTCTCGTGGTATGGGTGCAATTAGTCCTTCTAAGCGTCCCGGACGCAAGGGTATGTCTTGCTTCAAAAAAGGAGGCAAGGTTTGGGACACACCCAACCCCAAGAAGAAATCAAAGCCCCTGACGAGCAAGCAAAAGGCTAGTGCCAAAGCCCGTGCCAAAGCCGCTGGGAGGCCGTACCCAAATTTGGTTGATAACTTGAGGGCCGCAAAGAAATGACAGCATCTTTTTCCTTGATATTAACGATATCATCCAAGAGTCCTTTGAAAGATGCGGTGTTGACCTGCGTTCTGGTTATGACCTAAAGACCGCTAGGCGTTCGCTTAATCTCATGACAATTGAGTGGGCTAATCGAGGCTTGCATCTTTGGTTGATTGAAGAGGGTGTTGTTCCCCTAGAACTTGGCCAAGCCGATTACGATCTGCCTGCCGACACCATTGATGTCATTGACCAAGTGATTCGCACAGGCGAAGGCACAAACCAGTCTGATATCACGATCAATCGGATTTCTCCGTCAACGTATGCCACGATCCCAAACAAGCAGGCTAAGGGACGACCGATTCAGGTTTGGATTCAACGGCTGAAAGATAGCCCAAAGATTACGGTGTGGCCTGCACCTGATGGCACTGAGAACTATAAGTTCGTTTACTGGCGCATGAGAAGGATTGAGGACGTTTCAGGCGGAGCAAGCAATGCCGACATACCGTTTCGTTTTTTAAATGCAATGGTGGCTGGTCTGGCGTTTTACATGTCGCAGAAATTGCCGGTCGATCCCAATCGCCGGGCAGAGTTAAAAATGGATTATGAGCAACAGATGCAATTGGCTGAAGACGAGGATCGGGTCAAAGCTTCTGTTCGTTTTGTGCCTTGGATTAGTCCTTACTGATGGGTAATAAGTTTGCCTCACCTAAACGAGCGATTGCAATCTGCGACAGATGCGGGTTGCGTTACAAGCTTGTGCAGTTAAAGCGCCAGCCCGTGAAGCAAGAAGCAATTAATTTGTTGGTATGCCCGTCATGTTTAGATCAACCTAACCCACAGCTATTGCTTGGCATGGTTCCAGTAAATGACCCTCAGGCGTTGAGAAACCCAAGGCCTGATACAACCTATGAAGTGTCTGGCAATCTGCATGGTGGTAGTAGAATATTCCAGTGGGGCTGGAGTCCCGTTGGTGGCGGGGAGTTATTTGATTTAACCCCCAATAATCTACATTTAAAATTAAATATAAACCCGGTAACCGTTACGGTAGAATAGGACCTGACATGAAAAATTCAGACTCAAAGCAGAAGCATCAAATGACTCGTAAATCCAACGAGGGCAAGACAAAGAAGATGGCCAAAGGTGGCCCAACCAGCGAATCAATGCGTGAATATGGACGCAACATGGCTCGCGCACGAAATCAGGGGTAATCATGAAAGTTAAAACCTATGAGCGAGAGTACAAGATTCACGGTCGGGAAACCAAAGCTCGCATCCCGAAAGAAACAAAGAAATTTGAGCGTGAGATCTACAACACCCGTGGCACGGGCTACCCTGACAAGGCAAAGATGTCTGGCATTAAGGTGCGCGGCACAGGTGCGGCGACTCAAGGACTATATGCACGAGGACCGATGGCGTGACCTATGAAGAGTTAAAGCAGAGGATTATTGATTTTGCCGAGAGCGATGAACCTGTTTTTGTCGGGAACATTGATGGCTTTATCAAGACTGCTGAGCAGGGTATTTATAACTCTGTTCAGCTTCGTGCGCTTCGCAAGAATGTGATGGGTTCTCTTCAATCACAAACGCCGTACTTGCCATTGCCAAGCGATTTTCTTTCTGTCTTTTCTATTGCTGTGGTTGATGAGTTAGGCACAGACTATCTTCTGGTCAAGGACGTGAGCTTTATTCGTGAGGCGTATCCCTCTGCCACAGATTTAGGTAGGCCAAGGTATTACTCCATTTTTGGTCCTGCTACTACTGACAGTTCAAACCCAAAGCCAACTAATGACCTGTCATTAATTATTGGTCCTACGCCAGACAAGACCTATTCAGTAGAACTTCACTACTTCTACTACCCTGAGTCCATTGTGACAGCGGGTGAGACTTGGCTAGGCGAGAATTTTGACATGGCATTGTTTTATGGTGC